GCTGCGTGGGTGCTCTTTTGCAACCAGTTCCCACGTGGGCGGGGGAAAGTGAGGCCAAAAGAGAATACGTCCAAACGTGGAATGAGTACCAAGATGTACAGACGCAAAAAAGCCCCGGTGTCGGGGCGCAAAAAAGCCCACCGAAGTGGGCTTGGTTTTCCTACACGTAGGAATTATTCGGTTATTTCATAACCCTCGGATTCGAGAATGCTTTGCACAATGGCTGCAATATCACCCTCATCATTGTCATACCCTGATTGAATATCGGCCATTGTTGCCTTGAATGACTCATGGCCGAACAGCTTTGCCAACAAGGGATAGATTGTGGTGTCCTTGTCGCCTGTCTTGCCCTTTGCTTTGCCTTTGCCTTTGCTGGATGAAAAGGAAAAGGGTACACCCTCATTCACTGCAGCAACGAAGCCCGTTACATAATTAGCATAGGTTTTCTCAGCTTTGCCCTTGAATTGTGCTTTCATTGCGTCACCCAATTGGACGCGGTACTGGCATGTTTTCTTGGACTTGCCAAAGGTGATGCCCCCGGCCTTCAATGCTTTGGCTTGTTCGTTGATTGTTTCGAGTGCATTCAATCCATTGTAGATTGCTGCAGCGGTTGACTTGAAGATTGCGATTGTATCGAGTGTCATGATAAACCCTTTCGGTTTGACTGGGCGGTGACTGTCACCGTTTGCCAGTGCATCCATTGTAACACCGTTTCACCTGTCCTGTCATGTTTCATCTTTCCTACCGGTAGGAATTTCCCCGCCAACGGTCGCCCTATGCGCTACCAGTTCCCCGAGACCCCACCGGCCCCCCACCAAGCCTTTTGGGCCGACGTCGCGTGGTTGCTGTATGCACTCTATTCCCCACAAACAAAGCCAAAATTTTTTGCGTTTCGTTCCAGAACACACCCCCCTTGCGAAAATTTGCCCTATACGAAAATTTTTTTGTAAAAATTTTTTTGGTTTTCCGTTCCAGAACACGCTATACATGATGTTGTTTTATGTTGTATCATGCGGCCATGATCTTGCTTACACCAGAGCTGAGTGTCCCCCTGCCATCCGAGCGGGAAGGAATGCTGTTGCTGCATGAGAAGGCTGATGCCCTGTTCAACACTGCCGAGTTCCTGACTGCCTTTGGGGTTCCATCCGAGCCATCCGAAGAAGATCAGGTGGCTGCCCGTGCTGCGTTCCATGAGTCGGTCAACACCACACAGTCCAACCCCCTGCCGTTGGCCAAGACCGAAGCGATCAAAACCAGCGCCGCTGCCCGGCACCTCAAAGCGGTGCTCAGCGAGTACGACGAGATCGTGGTCAAGTCGGCTGTGCAGATTCGCACCTATGTCACCAACAAGCTGATCGAAGAGACGACCCACCCGGACGCCCGCATCCGCATGCGGGCCTTGGAGCTGCTGGGTAAAGTGGGCGACGTGGGCCTGTTCGTTGAGCGATCGGAAGTGACCGTGCGCCACAAGACCACCGTGGAGCTGGAAGATTCGATCAAGAGCCGGATTGCCAAGCTGCTGGAGATGCGCAGCGCGGCCGAGGACGTGGTGGACGTGAGCCCCAAGGAGCCCGACCCCAAGGGGGCGGCTGCAGAATTGCTGCGTGAGGACGCGGATGATTGACTTTTCCAACTTCACCGTCGAGGAGTTGCTCAAGCTGGACTTGGCCAAGATGGACGCGGAAGATTTGGAAGCGTTTGATTCCGCGCTGGCCGAGCTGGAGCGCCGGGAGGCTGCAAAACTTGCCCGGGACAGCCTGATCGAGTTTTGCAAGCGCATGAGCCCGGACTACAAGGTGGGCAAGCATCACAAACGTCTGGCCAAACTGCTGGAAGACATGGCCTACAACCGCAAAGACCGGATTGCAGTGTCGATTCCACCCCGGCACGGCAAATCACAGCTCGTGTCCATCTACTTTCCAGCATGGTTTCTGGGGAACTTCCCCAATAAGAAGGTGCTGATGGTGTCGCACACCACCGATTTGGCCGTGGATTTCGGTCGAAAAGTGCGAAATTTGGTGGATCAGCCCACCTACAAGGACATTTTCCCCACTGTCGTGCTGGCTGCCGACTCCAAAAGTGCTGGCCGGTGGAACACCAACGAGGGCGGAGAGTATTTCGCCTGTGGTGTGGGCTCCGCGCTGGCGGGTCGGGGTGCTGACTTCCTGATCGTGGACGATCCGTTCTCTGAACAGGACATCCTGAACGGCAACTATGAGGTGTTCACCAAAGCGTACGAGTGGTTTACGTTCGGTGCCCGTACGCGTCTGATGCCCGGCGGTCGGGTGGCGATTGTGCACACCCGATGGCACCCCAGCGACCTGATCGGGATGATGGCCAAGGACATGGCCCGCAACGACGACACGGACAAGTACGAGTTCTTCGAGTTCCCTGCAATCTTCAATGAAGGAACTGAGGAAGAACGGGCCCTGTGGCCAGAGTTTTTTGATCTGGAGGCGCTCAAGCGCACCCGGGCGTCGATGCCCACGTTCCAGTGGAACGCCCAGTACCAGCAGAGCCCCACGTCCGAAGAAGGGGCGATGGTCAAGCGCGAGTGGTGGAAGCAGTGGGAGGAAGAAGACCCCCCGGAGCTGGACTTTGTGATCATGACACTGGACGCGGCGGCGGAGAAGAACAACCGTGCCGACTTCACGGCGCTCCTGACATGGGGCGTCTTCAGCCACCCCCGCCTGACCGAGGGCAAGCCGAATATCATCCTGATGAACGCGATCAACGTGCGGGTGGAGTTTTTCGAGCTCAAGGAGTTGGCGCTGCGGGAGTACGGCGAGTGGGAGCCAGAGGCGTTCATCGTGGAGAAGAAGTCCAACGGAACTCCGCTGTACCAAGAGCTGCGCCGCATGGGTATCCCGGTCCAAGAATTCACGCCGCACCGGGGCACCGGGGACAAAGTTGCCCGTTTAAATGCTGTTTCGGATATTTTCAGATCGGGCATGGTCTGGTATCCTGCCGGTAGACGTTGGGCCGAAGCGGTGGTTGAGCAAGTTGCGGCTTTCCCGGCGTCAGAAAATGACGACATGGTTGACTGCACAAGCATGGCATTGCACCGCTTCCGAAGTGGTGGGTTCATTAGCTTGGACAGCGACGAAAAAGATGACCTGTACAGCTACCAGCGCAAGGCAGCGTACTATTAAAGAAAGCTCCATACATGGCCACCAACATTGACAAATCGCTGATGCAAGCCCCCATGGGCTTGGACGCCCTTGCTGCGGATGAGCCCGCGCTGGAAATCGAGATCGTTGACCCCGAAGAAGTAAAGATCAAATTCGGTGACATGGAGATCGACATCGAGCCGGGTGAGCCCAGCATTGATGACTTTGACGCCAACTTGGCCGAATTCATCTCGGACAGCGCCCTTGAGACCATGGCCGGGGACTTGTCCGGCGACATTGACAACGACCGCAACGGTCGCAAGGACTGGGAAAAGACATACACCGAGGGCTTGAAGCTCTTGGGTTTGAACATGGAGGAGCGCACGGAGCCGTGGAACGGTGCCAGTGGCGTGTTCCACCCGATGATCACAGAGGCGGTTGTCAGGTTCCAGTCAGAGACGATCACAGAGACGTTCCCCGCCGTGGGCCCGGTGCGCACAAAAATCGTGGGCAAAGAGACCTCCGAGAAGAAAGAAGCCGCGCAGCGCGTGGCCGACGACATGAACTTCCAGCTCACGGAAGTGATGAAGGAGTTCCGCGCCGAGCACGAGCGCATGCTGTGGAGCCTCCCGGCCACCGGTTCGGCGTTCAAGAAGGTCTACTTTGACCCCAGCCTCAACCGTCAGGTGTCGATCTTCATTCCGGCCGAAGACATCCTGCTGCCCTACGGCACTTCCAACATCCAGACTTGCTACCGCGTCACGCACGTGATGCGCAAGACCAAGAACGAGATCAAGAAGCTGCAGGAAGCTGGGTTTTACCGCGACGTTGAGTTGGGTGATCCTGACAAGGCGACCAGCGAGATCAACAAGGCCAAGGACAAAGAGACAGGCTTCAGCGATCTGAACGACGACCGCTTCACGCTGTACGAATCGCATGTGGACCTGTACCTCAAGGCCGACCCGCTGTGTGAAGATGACGCAGAGATCGCCCTGCCCTACGTGGTCACGATGATCCGTGGCACCAACACAGTCTTGTCGGTGCGCCGCAACTGGCGTGAAGACGATGACCTGCACTTGAAGCGCCAGCACTTCGTGCACTATCAATACATCCCCGGATTCGGTGCCTACGGCTTCGGTCTGTTCCACCTGATCGGCGGCTTCGCCAAGTCGGCCACCAGCTTGATGCGTCAGTTGATAGATTCGGGCACATTGAGCAACCTGCCCGGCGGTTTGAAGACACGCGGCTTGCGCATCAAGGGTGATGACACACCGATCGCACCGGGTGAGTTCCGCGATGTGGATGTGGGCTCCGGCACCATCCGCGACAACATCATGCCCCTGCCATACAAGGAGCCGTCACAGGTTCTGATGGCGCTGCTGGGCAACGTGGTCGAGGAAGGTCGCCGCTTCGCAGCTACGGCCGACATGAAAGTGTCGGACATGGGGGCCAACGCACCCGTGGGCTCCACGCTGGCGCTGCTTGAGCGCCAGTTGAAAGTCATGACGGCTGTGCAGGCGCGTGTGCACTACGCCCTGAAGGAAGAGCTGCAGTTGCTGGCTGCCATCATCCGCGATTACACGGATGACGAGTATTCCTACGAGCCCGATGGCGAAGAGGGCCCCCGCGCCAAGGCAGCGGATTACCGACATGTTGATATTTTACCTGTCAGCGATCCGAACGCCGCCACGCTCAGCCAGCGTGTTGTGCAGTACCAAGCCGTGATCCAGATGGCCCAGATGGCCCCGGACATTTACGACCTGCCCGAGTTGCATCGCGGCATGCTTGACGTGTTGGGGATCAAAAACGCCGACAAGCTGATTCCGCTTGAGGACGACATGAAGCCGATCGACCCCGTGTCGGAGAACCAAGCCATGTTGCGCGGCAAGCCGGTCAAGGCCTTCTTGCACCAGAACCACGACGCCCACATGGCCGTGCACAGCATGCTGATGCAGGACCCCATGATTGCGCAAGCGATTGGCCAGAACCCACAAGCCCAGAAGATCATGGCAGAAATGCAAGCGCACATCTCTGAGCACTTGGGGTTCAAGATGCGTCAGCAGATCGAGGCGCAGTTGGGCATGCCCCTGCCACCCGAAGACGACAAGCTGCCACCGCAAGTGGAGATCGCCCTGTCGGCCATGATGGCGCAAGCCGCTCAGCAGGTGGTGCAGCAAAGCCAAGCGCAAGCACAGCAAGCTCAGGCCCAGCAGCAGATGCAGGACCCAGTGTTGCAGATGCAGATGCAGGAACTGCAGATCAAGCAGCAGGAAATGCAGATGAAGATGCAGTCCGAGCAGGCCAAGATTCAGTTGGCTCAACAGGAGTTTCAGCTCAAGCAACAGAAGATGGCCATCGACGCGGCCGCACTCTCCGACAAGCAGGAGCTGGAGCAGGAGAAGGTCAGCGGCCAGTTGGAGCTCGAATCCATGCGCGTGGGTGCTCAGATTCAGGAAAGCAAGGCCAAAGCCGATGCAGCCGACCGGTTGGCAGGTATCAAGGTTGGGGCCGATGTGCGCAAGTTCGAAGAACAGCAGCGTACCACCCGCGCCAAGGAGCAGTTGGAAGAAGACCGCATCCGCAACGATGCGCTCAAGATTGGCGTCATGGGCCGTGCCCAAGACCAGCAGCTTCTTTTGAAAGACCGTGAGATGGCCCTACGCGCCGCGCAGGAGCTTGCCCGGGAACAAAAATCCGACAACGTCGGCAACTCTGAGGAACCCAAGTGATTCAAAACTTCGCACGCGTATTGCGCGAAAAAATACGTACCGACATGAACAACTACGCCGATGACTTGGCGGGTGGTGGATGTCGCAACTTTGACGAATACCAAAAACTCTGCGGAATCATTCAGGGTCTTGCGACCGCAGAGCGTCATCTCCTAGACCTTGCAGAGAAAGTTGAGCAATCAGATGAGTGAAATCATTCTGCCTCCGGGCATCAGCCTACCAAAACACATTCAGCCTATCGAGTCCCCGGACGCTACGGCCGATGATGAAACCAAAGCATCAGCGCTGCCAATCCCTACGGGATACAAGCTGCTGTGCATCGTGCCCAATGTCGATGAAAAGATCGCTGGCACGTCGCTCGACCTCGTTCGAGATGCTGCCACCCTGCGAGCTGAAGAACACGCCACAACTGTGCTGTTCGTGATGCGGGTGGGTCCAGACGCGTACAAAGACCCTGCCAAGTTCCCATCGGGAGCATGGTGTAAAGAGGGTGATTTTGTGCTCGTGCGTACCTACACAGGTACGCGGTTCAAGGTGTTTGGTAAAGAATTCAGGGTTCTGAATGACGACCAAATTGAGTGTGTTGTGCAAGACCCTCGCGGATATACCCGCGCTTAAGGAGCAGAAATGGAAGACAAATACGAGTTCCCCGACGAGATCGAGGAAAAACAAACGGCGCGGGCTGAAAAGCCCGCAGCGTCCGATGACTTCGAGGTTGAAGTTGTCGATGACACCCCCGTACAGGACCGTGGCCGCAAGCCGCTGGACCGCGAGGTCAACGACCCATCCGACGACGAGATGGACAATTACACGGAAGGCGTGAAAAAGCGGATCAAAGAGCTGACCCACGCCCGCCACGATGAACGACGCGCCAAAGAGAACCTTTTGCGCGAAAAGCAAGAGCTTGAGCGTATCGCTCAGCACATGATGGAAGAGAACAAAAAGCTCAAACATTACGTGAACAACGGTTCTGAGCATTACGCTGCTTCCGTTAAGCATATTGCTGAAAATGCGTTGGCAGATGCCAAACGCCAGTACAAAGCTGCGTACGAGTCCGGGGATTCTGATGCTCTGGTTGCAGCACAGGAGGCCATGACTGAAGCCAAGATGCGGGCAGAGGCAGCAAAAAATTTCAGGCACACCCCTTTACAAGTGGATTCGGATGAGGTACAAATCCCTCACGCGTCACCCCAGACGCCCCAAGTCGATGAAAAGACACTGCGCTGGCAGGCAAGAAACCAGTGGTTTGGGGCTCAGGGTCACGAAGAGATGACCAGCTTTTCACTAGGGCTGCACCAAAAACTTGTGAATTCGGGCATCGACCCGCGCTCGGAAGAGTATTTCGAGAGAATCGACTCTCGCATGAAGTCTACGTTCCCCGAGTTCTTCGGAAACGATGACCGGCCAAAATCCGGTGATGGCTCCAAGAAGCCTTCCACGGTGGTTGCCCCAGCCGCTCGCTCGTCTGGCGCGAAAAAAATCCAACTTTCACCTCGGCAAATCGCTTTGGCAACGAAGTATGGATTGACCCCGCAGCAATACGCCGCAGAAGTACTTAAATTGGAGAAATCAAATGGCTGAAACAATCAACCGGAACCCCCGTGCCCTTGAGTCACGCGAAAAATCAACTCGGTTCGTGTACACACCTCCGAGCGCACTGCCTGACCCGACCCCTGAACCCGGAATGGTGTATCGCTGGATTGCGACCCACGTTCTCGGTGAAGCCCAAAACACGAACGTGTCTACCAAGATGCGTGAAGGTTGGGAGCCGGTAAAAGCAGTGGACCATCCTGAGCTCATGCTTGAAGGAAATGCGAAGACCGGAAACGTCGAACTCGGCGGCCTCATGCTCTGCAAGATGCCACGTGAACGCGCACAGGCCCGGGACGAGTATTACGCTAAACAAGCGCAAGCCCAGATGGAATCTGTGGATAACAGTTTCATGCGAAACAATGATCCCCGCATGCCTCTTTTCGCTGACCGCAAGTCAACGACCAGTCGCGGTGGTGGTTTTGGTTCTGGTTCAAAGTAACAAGGAGTCCTTAAATGGCATCTACCGCTTCTCCCTACGGCCTGCGTGCTGTAAACGAGCTGGGTGGCCTACCTTACGCTGGTAGCACCCGCACTTTCACAATCAACCCTGCTGGCACAGCTGCCAACATGTACAACGGCACCGTTGTGGCAGTGGACGCTGACGGCTACTTGGTCCCCGTGACCGTAGTAGGCTCGGCTGCAGCTCCCTTCCCTGCTGGTGTTGTGGGCGTCTTCACAGGCTGCTCGTACATCAACGCACAAGGTCAGCAAATCTGGTCGCAGTGGTATCCAACCGGCACAACCGGCGTGGTTACAGCTACCGTGATCGATGACGACCGCACTGTGTTCCAAGTCCAGTCCGCTGGTTCTTTGGGCCAAACTGCTCTGGGCATGAACGTCGCTTTCAGCGCCGCTCAGACTGGCAGCACCACCACTGGTAACTCGACTACTGCTGTGTCCGCAACTCCTGTTGCTACCACTGGCGTTGCGTTCCGTATTGTGGGCTTCGTGGAAAACATTACTTCTACTGTTGGCGATGCAAAAACCGACGTGTTGGTGAAGTTCAACCCCGGCTCGCATTCGTATTCCAACCCCCTCGGCGTCGCCTGATAAGGAGTAACTCACCATGGCAATTTCACGCGCACAACTGCTCAAAGAGCTGCTCCCCGGTCTAAACGCCTTGTTTGGTTTGGAGTATGCCCGCTACGGCGAAGAGCACAAAGAGCTGTACGAAACCGAGAAATCGGAGCGTAGCTTTGAAGAAGAAACCAAGCTGTCTGGCTTTGGTGCTGCACCTGTCAAGAACGAAGGCTCCGCCATCGCTTACGACAACGCGCAGGAAGCCTTCACTGCTCGTTACACCCACGAAACCATCGCTTTGGGCTTCTCCATCACGGAAGAAGCTGTGGAAGACAACCTGTATGACAGTCTGTCCGCCCGCTACACCAAGGCTCTGGCTCGCGGTATGGCTTACACCAAGCAGGTCAAAGCTGCTTCCGTGTTGAACACTGGCTTCACTGGTACTGCCCCCGGCGGTGACGGCGTGTCCTTGTTCGGTAACAACAGTTCCGGCACTCGCGTTGGTCACCCACTCGTGGGCGGCGGCGTGAACTACAACAGCCCAACAACTGGCGTGGACTTGAACGAGACCTCGTTGGAAAATGCAACGATCCAGATCGCTGCTTGGACTGATGAACGCGGCCTGCTGATCGCAGCCAAGCCGGTCAAGTTGGTGATCCCTCCATCACTGATGTTCGTTGCCAAGCGCTTGCTGGACACCGAACTGCGTGTTGGTACTGCTGACAACGACATCAACGCGTTGAAGCAAATGGGCACAGTGTCTGGCGGTTACACCGTCAACCACTTCTTGACCGACAACAACGCTTGGTTCCTGACTACAGACGTGCCAAACGGTTTGAAGCACTTTGAGCGTTCCGCTCTGTCCACTTCCATGGATGGAGACTTCGATACGGGTAACGTAAGGTACAAGGCGAGAGAGCGTTATAGTTTCGGCTGGAGTGACCCACTCGGCATTTGGGGTTCTAGCGGTTCGTCTTGATACTTCGGTATCTAAAAAGGCCCTTCGGGGCCTTTTTCTTTGCCTGTTGTTGCACATCCCCGCAAAAGCTACTACACTTGGCTGTATCAAAATCACCTTGGAGCTTTTTATGGACTACACAGGCAAGGCCGTTATTTACAAAATCATCAACATCCAGAATGCCAAGTTCTATATTGGCAGCTCGACGGTGCTCGCGGCGCGTTGGAGAAAACATACCCGCGATCTTCGTGCGGGGAAACATCACTGCCCGCATTTACAGGCAGCGTGGAATAAGTACGGAGAAGACAGTTTTGTTTTCCGGGTTGTGGAAGTTGTGCCGTCGCCGGATCAGCTACCCTCCGCCGAGCAACGGTGGTTGGATGAGCATCACGGGCAAAAGCACTGCTACAACTTTGCCAAGTACGTGGACAACTCCAATAGGGGGGTGGTGCGGGCGGACTCCCATAAGCAATCACTGTCTGCCGCGGTCACGAAGTTTTATAAGAACAACCCACACCCGGCCCTCGGCCGTCAACACTCCGAAACCTCGAAAGAACTTATGCGGCAAAATCGCGCAGGGAAACCAGTAGCGGAATCAACCAAAGAACTGCTGCGTCAGGCCAACATTGGTAAAACTGCCAGCGCCGAAACACGGGCAAAGCTGAGTGCTCAACGTAAAGGCAAAACACGTTCTGCGGACCATGCGGCTAAGTTCAACAAGGCAGTCGTGGAGGTTGTTTCGGGGGCGGTTTATCCCAGCCTGAAAGCGGTCAAAGAGGCTTTTGGGATGTCTTCGGGGATGCTTGCCAAAGCGCTTGCCGCGGACAAACCTCTTGCCAAAGGCAAGAATGCGGGTAAGCATTTCAAATATGTTGACACCCCCGCTGCCCCATGATACAAACACAAAACCCCGGACTTTCCGGTGTATCTGACGGCTCCGGGCCGACGTCATGCAGACAGATACGCCTTAACCGCATGAGGAAAAAATCATGGCAAGCACTACCTTCTCCGGCCCAGTCACATCGACAAACGGCTTCATTGGCGCTGTTACCGGCGCTGTCGCTGGCCCTGTTGCAGCTACCACGCTGACAGCTTCTGGCGTCGCCTCCCTGACCAACGCATCCATCTCCATGACCGCATTGCCAACCTCTGATCCAGTGGTTGCTGGCCGTCTCTGGAACGATGCTGGCACCCTCAAAGTTTCCGCTGGCGTTTAATTGATCTCGGGGGCCTCGGCCCCTGCTTTATAGGAGATTGATTATGACGATGCAAACCGATGTTTTATCGGCCCACCTGAATGTAAGCGGTCAGATGGTTGTCGGACGAGTGCGCCTGAAAGGGCTCATTTCAATGGGCACGGCCACAGCCGGAACCGTCAACTTTTGGGACGCTGTTACAGCCCCAGTCGCTGCAACATACGGGCGTTCAGGTACAACCGTGACCGTGACGCGTGTTGCGCATGGTTTAAATACCGGCGACACCGTAGGTCTGACTTTTGGTCTGGACGGATCGGCTCGCGCAGCGACAAACGGCAACTATGTTGTCACACGCCTGACTGCGGACACCTACACTGTCACGGACATCAACTCGGGTACTGTGACGGCAGGCACTGCTGCCAACGAAGGCACCCGCTGGTTGGCTTCGTATGACACCAACACTGCTTCGGATGTTGTGACATTGCCAATCCCCGGTGAGGGCGTTCTGGCGCGTAACGGCATTTATGGGCAGTTGGCTAACCAAACCGGGCTGACAATTTTCTATGGCTAAGAAAACCCCCTCCCTTGCAGTTGGTCGTGGCGAAAAGCTACCCGCTTCAAAAGGAGCGGGTTTGACGGCCAAAGGCCGCGCCAAATACAACGCTGCGACCGGCAGCAACCTCAAAGCCCCGCAGCCTCAGGGTGGCAAGCGCAAGGACTCGTTCTGCGCACGCATGTCAGGTATGCCCGGCCCGATGAAAGACGAGAAGGGTAAGCCCACCCGCAAGGCGGCTTCTCTCGCAAGATGGAAATGCTGATATGGAAATGATGGTCTGGAATCTCGTGCTCACCGCTATTGTGGCCATGCTCGGGTTTATTTTGAAAGAGAAGTTTGCCGAGATCAACCGTCTTGGCATTCTGCTCAACCGCACCCGCGAGGAAGTTGCACGGGATCACATCACGCGCACGGAGTTCCGGGCTGACATGCAGCAGTTGCTCGACCGGTTTGACCGGCTGGAGCGCAAAATTGACAACCTGCGAGGCAGCAATGCCGTCCAGCAGTAAAAAGCAAGCGGACTTCATGCGTGCGGTAGCGCACAGCCCGGAGTTTGCCAAGAAAGCAGGCGTCCCACAATCCGTGGGCAAAGATTTCTCTAACGCGGACAAGAACCGCAAATTTGCAAAAGGTGGCGATATGAAAGAGTCCAAAGAGATGATGAAAAAAGAAGTGTCCTTCATGAAAAAGAAGGGTGCTCCCAAGTCCATGGTCAAACATGAGATGGCCGAAGCTAAGGGTAAACCCTTCGCCAAGGGTGGCGTCACACGTGCCGACGGCTGCGTGTCCAAGGGTCACACCAAGGGCACCATGGTCAAGATGGCCATGGGCGGCAAGGCCTGCTGACATGATGGCCAGCCGTGGGATGGGGGACATCTCCCCCTCCAAAATGCCCAAAGGCAAGCGCACAGCTCGCCGGGATGACACCGACTTCACGCAGTACAAAGAAGGCGGCAAAGTCAACGCGGCTGGCAATTACACCAAGCCCACGCTTCGCAAGAAGATCGTGAGCCAAGTCAAAGCTGCTGCAACGCAGGGCACCGGGGCAGGCCAATGGTCGGCTCGCAAGGCTCAGCTTGTGGCCAAGAAGTACAAGGCCGCTGGCGGCGGGTACAAGGACTGATGTGAAGGCCCCGCAGCAGTCGCTCAAAGACTGGACTGACCAGAAATGGCGGACCAAGAGCGGCAAGCCGTCGTCTAAAACGGGGGAGCGTTTTTTGCCAGAGAAGGCGATAAAATCGCTCAGCCCCGCAGAGTATGCGGCCACCACAAAAGCCAAGCGTGCGGGTAAAGCCGTGGGCAAGCAGTTTGTGAAACAGCCGCCCAAAGTGGCAGCAAAAACAGCGAGGTTCAGATAATGTTCTTAGGAGACCCTTTTTCTGGCTCTGGCCTGTCAGACCGAATGTACCGTCGCCCCATGGGAAGTCTGCAACCCGACTCGGACGGCAACATGATTGCGGATGATTCCGGGATGGCGTATTCGGCAGTTATGCCAGACAACTCTGGTGGCGGTATGAATCCTGCCATTCGGCGGCAAGCACAGCTACAGAAACTGGCGCGGCCTACGGACGATGGCTACAACCAACAACGCCAGCAGATGGATCAGGACCGAGACTTATTTGCGCAGAAACGGCAGCAGTTGTCGCAGGATACTCTTTCAAAGATACCAGCCCATCAGCAACTGCAAGCGCTCCAAGGGCAGCTTCAAGGGGGCAGGCCAAATCCAGAGCAGGAGCAGCAGCTAAGGTCGCTCGCCATGCAAATTCAGGGCGACCCTAGCTTTATGCAGATGCAGGGGCGACAACAGGAGATGGAGCAGAATTTTCAGCAACAGTATGGTGGCCAACAAGGCGGCTACGGCCAACAGATGCAGAACCCCTTCATGGGTGGTGGCGGCTTTGGCGGTCAGCAACGCGGTTTCAGTCAGCAACAGAACCCCTTCATGGGTGGTGGCGGCTTTGGCGGTCAGCAACGTGGCTATGGTCAACAGATGCAGAACCCTTTCATGGGCGGCGGCTTTGGTGGTCAGCAAGGTGGCTACGGCCAGCAAATGCAAAACCCCTTCATGGGCGGTGGTGGCTTTGGCG